CTGATGATGCTCAGCAAGTGGAGATCACTTTCCGCCCGGCCGGTGCACCTACTTTTGACTTCAGCACTTCTGCTTGATAGTTGAACGGCCCCGGCTTATGCTGGGGCCACCCACATTTATTGCATGGCATCATCTGCACTGTCACGGCTCAAAAAAGCAGCCAATCTTCAGCCAATTAAGCGCGTCGTAACACTCAACGATGGAACTACGTTTGAGTTTTATGCCACAGCGCTGACCATGGCAGAGCGTGAGCGCGCGCAAAAGATGCCAGGTGGCGATGACCCCAATGGTTTTGCGTTGAATCTGCTGGTAACCAAAGCAGCCGACGATGCCGGCCAGCGGTTGTTTCAGGCTGGTGAAATTGCTGAGCTGAAAAACGATGTGCTTGACAGTGATCTGCAAGCCATGATGCTCGCCATCATCACCAACCCAGAGGAAGGCAAAGAACTGGACATGAAAAGCGGTAAAGGCTGAGCTAAAGAAAGACAACCTGCTGCTGCTGCAGCTTGGAGTTGCAAAAGAACTTGGATATAGCTTGGCGCGATTAAACCAAGAGATAACGCTTGAAGAGTTGCTGATATGGTCTAGTTATTTTGAGCTGCAAAACGAAGAGCAAGATCGTAGAATGAAGCAAAGCCGTAGGTAAGTCGTGTCGGTTGTCGCCAACGTTGCCATTAACGTCGACAGCCGCAACGCGGTTAGCAAACTGCGCGAGGTTCAGTCGCAGTCGCAGCAAACAGAGCGTGCAATAGGTGGGCTGGGGAGCGCGATAGGAAAGCTTGCTGCTGCGTTTTCTCTTATTCAGGCAGCCAAGTTTGTTTTTGTCAGCACGGCTGAAATTGAAACCCAAACACGCAGCCTTCAGGTTTTAACAGGTAGCGCAGAAAAAGCTGGGCAGATCATCAAAGATCTGCAGCAACTTGGCGCAGTAACGCCATTTACCAGCAGTGAGCTGATTGATTCAGCTAAAAGACTGCAAGCATTTGGAGTTGAAACTAACAAGGTTGTAGAGACTACCCGCAGGCTGGCGGATGTCAGCGGTGCAACCGGCGCTGAGCTGCAAGGATTGGTCACTGCTTACGGGCAAGTGCAAGCCAAGGGCAGGTTGCAAGGCGAAGAACTACTGCAGTTTCAAGAACGTGGTGTTGCCCTTCAGCAGGTATTACGCGAAGAGTATAACCTAAGTGGAGAAGAATTTCAGGATGCACTAGAGAAGGGTCGGATCAGCGCAGAGGCGGTTGAGTATGCGATCCAAAAACTTACAACTGCTGGCGGTAAATATGCCGATGGGGCTGTAGCCCAAAGCGATACCTTGGCGGGCCGTCTAAGCACTCTTCAGGACGCCGTACAGAACCTTGCATCCCGCTTGGGTTCAATCCTTGCGCCTGCAATGCAAAGCATTTTGGGGCTTGCGATTGATATTGCCAATCAAGTTAATAATGTCTTTGAAACCATCCTGCTACAGCGCCAGCTAGGCGCAAATCTTTCTAATCAGCAACGAGATCGCTTGTTTAGGCAAGCGGGGCAAGAAGCCGAGCAAATCGCTAAGTTGCGTGGCGGTGGTCGCATCAATGCAGATCAATTTACGCAGTTGCGAGAAGAGCGGTTCCGCGATCTGATGCGTACTTATGGCTATCAGCAAGGAATCCTCAAGCCGCCTACTGCAACGCCTCCCGCTGCCGCCGCAACGCTGCCAGGGCTGATGGCTGCAACTGGCGGCAAAGGCCGGAAGGGCAAGTCTGACGCAGAAAAAGCGGCCGAAAAAGCAGCGCGTGAAGCGGAAAAGCTACGGCAAGAACTTGAACGGTCACTAGAAGTTGGAGATCAACTTGGCACGCAATTTAGTCGCCAAGCAGCGTTGCTATTTGAGGGATCAGAAATTGAACGCAAGCGACTGCAAATTCAATTTGATTTCCAGGACCGCGCTAAGCAAATTGCAGAGCTGAAGAATGCTGAGCAGCGCACCAACCTGAATCAGCTCAACGCCGAAATCCAGCGACTTGAGATCATTCAACTACAAACGGAAGAACTGAAAAAACAAGCAGAAGAAGCTGAAAAGCTCTTCAAGCAAGCGATGGAAGGTGCGGAGTTTGGCGTAGCAGGCCAAGGCACCGTTGCATCTGGCTTGAGTGATGCAATAGCCAGGCTAAAAGAGGATCTGAATCCAATCAAGCTGCAGATTGACGCGATCGTCAACGGCGCCAATGCAATCGGCAGTGCTTTTGGCCAAGCATTCCAAGATGTCGCAACAGGTGCTAAGTCAACGCAAGAAGCGCTAGCAGATGCGTTTGAAAGTATCGGCAAGGCATTTGTCAGCATGGCAGCTGAAATCATCGCCAAGCAGATGACCCTGATCATTCTGCAAACCATCTTTAATGCGTTAAGCGGCGGCGGCAGTGCTTTAGGCACAGCAAACAAGAACCTTACTGGCACGGGGGCACTTAAAACTCCGATTCCAGGATTTGCCATAGGCGGTCGCGCTAGCGGCGGCCCAGTCAGCAGCAACCAGCCCTACATCGTCGGCGAGCGCGGTCCCGAGTTGTTTGTGCCTGGTGTTAGCGGCAGCGTCGTATCCAATGCTGATACCCGCGCTGCACTAGCCCAGCAGGCCACAAACCGCCAAGGTAATGACACGCGGGCAATGTTGAATCAGCAAACTGCTAACCGTCAGATGAATGCTGGCGGCAGTGCAATGCAGCAAAAACCGATTGAGGTGAAATACGAATCGACCGTGATCAACGGCGTCGAATACGTCACCACTGAGCAGCATCAGCGTGGCATTGCGTTGGCAGCAGAACGCGGCAGGGCACTTACACTGCAAACACTGCAAAACTCAGTAAAAACACGTAAGCGCGTAGGTATGGCATGAGCACATTTGCATTCGTCAACTATGCACGCTTTTTGCAGGGTGATGGTACGCCAACCTCGCCGGTTTACGCCTATCAAAACTTCTCCATCAATCAAACACGCACGTACAGCAGCGTGACCTATGCGTTTGCGCCATTCGGCTACACGCTGGGTGCTGGCAGTAAGGGCGGCGACCGCAGCGAATCCAGTCTTGTTGCAGGATTGGATCCGATCAGCGTTAACATCTTTGCTGAGGCAGTTGAGTCGCGCTGGCTGCTGGACATCAAAACTGTCAGCCTTGACCCGGAAACCTTTGCTGATGATGCGTTAATTCGGTCCGAGCTGTGGCGCGTGGCGCAGTACGAAATGGACACCGAGCGTGTAATCCTGAAGCTTTCCAGTCCGCTAGACGCCACCAAGGGCGACATCCCTAAGCGCCGCCTAACCACTGGCATTGTTGGCGCCTTGCCCAGCACCGGCAACGTGGTGATCAGTTGATGGACTGGAAGCACTGGATTGGGCTACCTCATGAGTTTGGCGCCGATCCGGAAGACGGTAAGGCTGCAGATTGCCTGGTGATGGTGTGGCACATCTTGGATGACGCTGGCATTGCACACCCACAAATGAATGCACAGTGGCTGCAGCTTGCTGAGCAGAAGCGTTGGCCAGAGCTGGAGCAGTTATGGCGTGATGGCACCGTTGAACTTGATGGCCCGCAGCAGCACGCTGTAGCGCTGATCCGCAATGGCCCAGCCGGCCTTGGTGTCAGTATTGTTGTAGATGATGGGCTTTTGCTGGTGCATCACAGACGTGGCGTCCGCTGGGTGCCGCTGTCGTATATGCCAAGTCTTCGCTTTTACACCTTTCGCTGATGCTGCCTTCTGATCGCTACCTCGCAAGCCTGCTGGGTCTGACAGACGAGCAGTATCTGTATTTCAAGGCTGAAGTGGCGCGGCGTGCCAAGGAGCAGCCGGAGCCGGCGGTAATAGCAGGACTGGATCCGTTTACACAAGGTCTCATCTTGCTGGCTATTGGCATTGGCTTTCAAGTTGCCGCCAGCTTCTTAAAACCAAGCGTTCCGCAGCAGCAAGGCGGCCGGCCGGCACAGTTGCAGGCACGCAACCGCAGCGATGCGCCGATCACCAATAACCAGCGTTACACACCGCGCTACGGCTTCGACAGCACGCAGGACATCACCACACTGGGCAGCACCATCCCACTGGTGTATGCGTTGCGTGAGGCCATCAGCGGCACCACCTACGGCGGCGTGCGCGTAAGCACCCCGATGCTGTGGAGCCAGATCTATAGCCTCGGCGGTAGCCAACTGCTGCGTGCGATCTTCATGATCGGCGAAGGTCCGATCGGCGGCATTGACGCCAAAAACTTTGCGGCTGGCGGCAACACGCTGGCCAGCTACGACTTCGGCAACAGCACAGCCAACAGCGCCGGCAGCAGGCTCACCGTTTACGGCCGCGTCGGTAGTGGCCTAACCACACGCATTGCATCCGGTGATCAGATCTTCGGCCGTGCCGCTAACGCCGATGTGGGCAACGCGCAAAACGCAGGCGGATCCGATGTGTTCATGGTGCGCCGTGGCAGCAGCTGGGCAGCAGACTTCAGCAGCGCCACCAAGCCGAGCAATCAGACGATCTTCGGCGTCTACACGCTCATCGGCAATGACTTTGGCTTCAAGGTCAACCCGGTAATTCGCCCGCGTGTACAAGCGCAGTTGGTGCCTGAAGGCGAAGACGGCGATGCGCAGGTGAAGTGCAAGATCGACGATGTTGCGTGGGCGCAACGGAAGAAAGCACAGACCTATTTCAGCAGCCGCAGCGGATTGGTCAGCGGCAGCGTCGGCAGCGTCGGCAGCACAATTACCTACAAGCTCTATCCCAGTAGCGACAAGGACACGGAGTTCAGCCGCGATCTACGCACGCTGACCAATACGGCAGCATGGAGCGTCAGCAAAGAGCAGATCACAAAAGAAGGCGCTGCTGGTTACAACAAACCAGCAAGTCAAGACAGCCGCGCAAAGTGGGTTTACGAATACGACGATGAATCAGTTTCAGATCTAAAAAGCCGACTGAGTGCAACTGTCAACAGCGTAACAATCGACTCCGAAGGCATTGGCACGTTAAACGCAACTTTTACTTTTGATACAACTGGACTTGGCGTTTACGACGACAGCGATAATATCGACACCGATATTGAAGTGCTAAAAGCAAGTAAATTCCGCGTTACCTTCACCAATCCTGCCATCACGGACGACGACGACGAAGCGGTCTGCAAGTACACCGTCAAGATCAGGGTCCGCACAAAAGCAACCCAAAAGATTAAACGAGCAACGTTAAGCAACGTCAGCCTCAGTACAACCACGGCAGTTGTAGATGGTGTCACTGTTGTGACTAGCGTTAGCGCTAGCGGCGGTGGTGGTGACATTGACATTGATGCGGTCAATAATAATCAAACGCCAGTCTTCAGAATTCAAGATGGCACCAGCGTGACTGGCAATGGCACCATCACTGTCACCAAAAACTTAAAGTTTGATGCCACGCAGATTCATATCGAAAAGTGCGCAGATGTAGCCGGCACCGTTGCAGGCCGCCAGAAGACATGGGACGACGCGATCATCCCAGGCGAGCTTTACAAGGTCGGCTCAGCGCTTGCAATCTGCACTAGCCGCACGGATGACGTGTTTGTTTCAGAAGCCGATATATCTAGCGGCAGCGGCACTGAAATCACTGCGGTGTTTACGACTGTGCGCACTGGATCAGTCACGCTCAATACGCAAGCCAACATTGAGCGCGATGGCGATGACTACCTAGCGGGCAGTTACGAATTGCGCAACGTCGCCACAGCACCTGATGGTCATATCTTGCGTTGCGCCATCGCAAGCGTTTCAACCACTCGCCCATGCCAAGCAGTTGAGTTCGGTATCCGCTCGCGCATTGGCATTCGTATCAACGGATTCTGCAATCTCAAGGATTCGATCAGCTTTACCCAAGCTGATAATCGTGCCTGCCTTAGCCGCAAAAACGACATCATCGAGCGCGGCTCCACTCTCAAAGTGGATGTGTTCCAAAGCAACACGATCACCACTACAGAGGAGCGCTACAGCTTCTTCAAGATCGGTTACCGCGAAGCCGGTAGCGGCGGTGCATTCACGATCTTGAGCAACACTTATGGCATCCGCGGCGCAACACAGCAGAACGTGTTCAACTACGTGCAGTTGAACATGCCATCGTTGAAGCAGTGGGAGTTCAACATTGAACCGCTATCCGGTTTTGAGGTGCGCGCAGGCACTGGCATCAACACGCTCTACGTGCTTGATGCACGACTGAGCACCCGGCAGGTAGTGACTGATGGCTCGGTCACCGTTGCTTTCAATGGGGAATCAGTTCCTCGTACAGCCGAGCAATTTGCCATTGCCGCAGTCCGTGGCGAAGGCAAAGGCATCCCCGAGCTGGATCCAAGCAATTACGGCAGCGCAGCAGATCGCAGTTACCTCGACACATGGGGCAAGCTTGCGGAAGCCTTCGTCTACGAAGAGGCCCAAAGCAGCGCCGGCAGTGGACCTGAACACGAGGTGGTGTACATCAACGAGATCGTGCCGAATGCCACGGCACCGGTATACGACGACCTCGCCCTAGTCGGCATCAACGTGATGAGTTCGGTTGAATGGCAGCAGTTCGGGCAGTTCAGTTGCTATGTAACCGGCGGCAAGACCTGTCGGCGCCTGCGGAACAGCCTTGCGGTTGGCGCCACGCACCTATTCCCGGATGTGCTGCTGGATCTGATGACCAATGCCACCTACGGCGCTGGTGATCTGATCACCGATGAGATGATCGACCTTGACGCCTTTGAGTCGGCAGCGGATTGGTGCTACGACCGCAAATACTTCTTTGATGGCGTGCAAGCCGATCGCGTCAACCTGCGCCAGTGGGCAGCAGACACCGCAGCCGCCCATCTGCTGGTGTTTGGCGAGAGCGACGGCAAGTTTTATCTCCGCCCGGCCCTGCAGTTCACGGCAGTGCCGATTAAAGGCTTGTTCACGGCCGGCAATATCGTTGAGGGCAGCTTCAAGCTGCAATACCTCGAGCCTGAGGAGCGCGAGCCAATCCAAGTCAGCGTGCGCTACCGCGAAGAGCGCGCCAGTACTGATCTGACCAATCCCGGCATCTTCCCGACTGAACGCGAAGTGCTGGTGCGCGAGGCGATCGGCACCGCAACCGATCCAGTTGAGTCGCTTGATCTCAGCGATTACGTCACCAGCCGTGCCCACGCGATTGATGCCGCCAAGTTCATAATCCGTATGCGCCGCATCCCAACGCACGCAATCAGCTTCCGCACAACCCATGAAGGCGCACTAGCCAAGCTTGGGCCTAGCGACTACATCCGCGTGGCAATGGATGAGACGCAATACGACGAATTCAACAATGGCGTCGTCACCGCTGATGGCGCACTAGTCAGCACCAAGCCTCTGGCCGATGGCGCCTACAACGTGATCGCATGGGATGGCACAGAAGGCACGCCGCCAGCCGATGCAACGCTGACCGTAAGCGGCGGTGGCACCGTAGCCACTCCGGTTGGCGTGGTGTTCACCGTCAAGTTGCCGAGCACCCAGGTGCGCACCTACCAGATCGAGCGGATTGCGCCAGACGAAGAAGGCACGTTTAACATTGAAGCAGTTCACATGCCAACCAACGCCTCGGGTGTTCTGGAGCTGGCAAACGGCTTTGATACCGCCGGCAACTGGGTGATTGAGTGATGGCTGTCGCATTCCCAAGCATCACCCCAACCAGCCGCAGCTTTACGGCACCGCGATGGCCGACAAGCGGCATCACATCACAATCTGGCGTCACAACACGCAGGCTGTGGGGCAGCCGCCCATCGCAAGCGCAACTCAGCCTCGGCTTTGACAACATCACCGACGACAATGCGGCCGCTATTGCGCAGGCATACAACTCAGCCAAAGGTGCCACCACTGATCTGACGCTGCCCGCGGCATTGTTTAGCGGCGCATCCTCTACGCTGACAACATGGCTTGACGGCAGCGCAACCGGCGCAGGGTTGAAGTGGTTTTTTGCTGAAGAGCCGCCCAGTATCGAAAGCTCCGGCAGCCCTGGGCGCAGTAATGTGCGTGTGGCGCTGGTGGCTGAGCTTAGACTGTAGTCATGGCATACACAGGCGCTAACGGCAGCTTCACCATTAACGGGTACACCGGAGTGGTGCGTAACGCCACGGTAGACATCTCGCGTGATGCGCTTGAGACCACGAATCTTGGTGATTACAGTCGCACATATACGCCTGGCCTGATTGGAGCAACAGGTAATGCGACTTTCATCTACGAAGCCGAAATCAAAGGCAATTTAATTGCAAATGTGCTGAATACCGCTAGCTCGCGTGAGACGCCGATTGCGGTGACACTAACTGTTGGCACAGGGCAAACACTGGCCGGCAGCGTGTTCATCACGCAAGTCGGCACGTCCGTCTCTGTCGGCGACGTGACCAGCACCAATGTGGCATTCCAGTTTACTGGTGCGCCTAGCTAGCCATGGCAGTTCTTGGTACTAACGGCAAAATCGTTTTAAGCCGCTCGGCGCCAGCGCCAGTTGCGGTGAACGTTACTGCGCTGAACCAAGACAAGAACATCATCTCGTTGACAACGACAGGATTCCGCAGCGGCGATCTTGTCGAGGTTGCAAGCACAAATAATTGGCCAAACGCAAATCTGTACAGCGATCCGCTGATTCCAAGCTACGCCAATATTTTTGACTACCAAGACTATGCCGAGATGGTCGGTTATGGCACGGCATACCCTGCCGGACTGTTGCGCCCATTTCGTTGGTTATCGACTGAAAATAACGATGTACTGACAACAGAAGACGGCAATCTGTTTGCCGTACAGTCGGATGCAGACATCACGCCATATCGCAACCGTTTGTACGTGCACGTTGATGCGCTAAATCGATTGTCGTTTTATCGCACGCGAGCAGCAGCGCTGGCTGGCGCTAATGACGTGACGCGAGAAGACATTGATCAATCCGATTTTGCATTAGATCCTTCTGGTCAGATTGAATTGCGCCTAGTCAACGAATGGAAGCTAGAGGCTTGCCTGCAAAGCTGGAGCCTTAACCTCAACGCCAGCGAAATTGACACCACCGGATTGGGCGATCAATTCTTTGATGGTGTTAAGTCGCTGGTGCAAGGTGGCGGTACGTTTGATTTCTTTATTGAGCGCGAGGAACGCGACACTCGCAACACCGCGATCGTCAGTCGCAGCGAGTATGCCAACGCCTATGTGTTTTTTGGCGTTGAAGAAAACATTACCTACAGCGATGCTGCAGTGAGTGGCAGCAGCGCCGGAACAACTGCCTACGACAATGCCGAGGTAACGCCGGCTCCTGCCGCCTTCACCCTTGATGCAACCGCACTGGCAACGCTCGGTACAAGCAACGTGCTGCGCTTGCTGCTGAACACTAACGAGCAGGCGGAGGCTGAGGCTGAGTTTTGGATGATTGACGGAGATGCGCAAGACCGCACTAGCTATACCGGAATGCTGCTGCCTGGCGACCTGTACTACAAAGCGCAAATTATGCTGACGAGTAGCGCTGTCAGTGTTCGCGCCACGGATGTGATTATTGGTTCGGCAAACTTTGTGACCGTGCGCGAGGTGCAGTTGCGCGAAGGCTAGACTGCTACTCATAAGGCACTGTTGCCATGACCTATAAGATCACCCACAAGAACAGCACCGTATCCGGCACTCCACCTACGGCGGGTGATATTGATGTAGGAGAAATTGCAATTAATGCGGCGGATGCTGAGCTTTACACCAAGGACGCGAACGGCAATATTCGCAAGTTTCAGAACACCACGACTGGCACCGCTGCTGGTGTGCAATTTACTCAAGCCGGTGCCGGTGCTGTGCAGCGCACCGTTGAATCAAAGCTGCAAGATATGGTGAGTGTTAAGGACTTTGGGGCGGTTGGAAATGGCGTTGCTGATGATACGGCGGCTATTCAGGCTGCCATTAACTCGTTACCTTCCCGTGGCGGAATTGTAACCTTCCCAGCAGGTAAGTTTAGGACTACTGCCAAGATAACAGTTAAGTCCTTT